CGCCTCTTGGTTCTGGTGGGGGCTGGTTTCCAAGAAATCTGCCTAATCCAGGTGCCGCAAGATACGCATCTGGATCCAATTCCTTATTACCAAAAGAAAATCTTAACATCTGGCCAATTAATGTTTTGGCAGTTCCCTCGGTGTCAGTTTCTGGAATAACAGCCCTGGCTATTGCTTTGGCGGCCCCGGTTGGTGTTTTTGCCTGTTGGCCAATCTCGACTAATTGGTTAAACGAATCAATAGCACTATTCAGACCTTCCATGGCCGGAACAAGCAAGGAGTTAATTGTTGCGGCAAGCTTTTTAAAAGAGTCCTCTGTTTTGGCTGATGCCTTGTCCATCTCAAAAAGATTTTCAGGAACTTTTTCTAATGCCGTGTTTTGTTCTTCTGTTGCTTCAGTAATAATGCCAATGACTGCCTTTAAACGATTTTGCAAAGCAATACGACCACCAGGCTCACCCGGATCAATGGCTTGCTGTTGAAACTCAAGAAGTTGTTTTCTGAATATATCAAATCCAGGGATATCAAGTAGCCCTTCAAATCCGCCACCCTGGACCCCGCTCTGAATCTCGCTAAAAATATCAACAACTGATTGTCCGGTGATGGCCGCTTGCTTTGCGGCAAAAGTGAAAAGCTGATTAAATGTTTTAAGCTGTGCGGCACCCTTGCCAAACACTCTAAAAAAAGATGCACCGGCAACATCGAACTGCTCTTTGGTTATTACTTCTCCGGCACCTTTTTTAATAATATCCAGTTCGGCTTGAATGCCTTTAAATTGCTTTTTGAGGTCTTCAAAACTCAAATCAGCCAGACGAGACATGTTGAATTCTGCACGGGCGGCGCTCTGGCCTATTTTAAACATTGCTCTTGCCCCGGCGATACCAAGGCTAACGCCAAGCAACTTACCAAGGCCACCAATCCCGCGCTTCATGCCGTCAACACGTTTTTCAACATTATTGGCCCCTTTTTCATCAACTTCAAAGCCAAAAAGGGTTATTAACTCGCGGATTACAGGCATTTTTTATGATTCCTTTTCTTCGTCAATCAAAAGGTTTAGATCAATTATATCCGATAGTGACAGGCTGGTTTGTATATCTACCAATGTACAATAGCGCCACCGAATAGGCCGGACAAAAAGCGGGTGGATACCTATTCTATTTCCTCTCCCTCTTCCAAAGGTGGTTCTGACAATTTCGCCATAACCTGTTCCACTTTTTTTTTAACAAAATCAAGAAGATTGTTGTGTTCAAGGATGGCAATAACCAAATCAGACAATAAAGTATATTCACCAGCGAATTCGATTTCGTATAATTCAGCGTCAAGATTAGGGCTAACAACACTTAACAAAACCAAATCCTTGATAAATATCGGCGTTACTTTGAGGTCAAGACGCTCGAACATCCCGCCAACAATCTTGCCGATATTTATTTCCATATCGAGAAAATCTGTTCTGTGATCACCGCACCCGGCGGCGGCTCCGGCTGTGATATGGGAAAGAGCAACAACCGCTTCAATTCCCTTGGTGGCCGGGAGTGTTTGAATCGTAAAATCTTTTCCGCCGATATTTAATGATTTCTGTGAAAGAGCCATTAAGCAGCACCGCCAACAGTCATATTCAAGTTGTTGGTTCTGATAACCCACACGCGAGTATTGATCCTGGTGCCATAGGCGGCGTCAGGCATTTTCTGTATCCAGCATGACGCGCCAATATAAAGATCATTTCCGCGATTATCTTTAACAACAACCGGGAAAATGCCATTACCGGTTAATTCATCAGCCCTGGCAAGACCTGTCAAAATCAGATTTGACCGGCTTGTTTGCAAAAGAGTAATGGTAAAATTGCCGCGCTTATCGTTTGTAATCCGGCGGGCAACATCACCATCAGAACCAAGTTCATCTTCAACCTGATTGCTTTCCCTGGCAACAAGGATCTTATCTTCCGAAAAACCTTCAAGAACGTTACCGGCCACCATGACAGTCACTTCTTTAGGGTCAATTGTGTCAACTTGCTGGCTCATGATTTCACCTTTGTTTTTTGTTTAGATTATTATTGATCGTTCAAGTTAAATCTGAGCATTAACGGTTATTGCGAGACTATGAACAGCCCCGGCAAGCTGAACCTGTGCAACTATTCCAGGGAAGTATCTGTTCTGACGATCAGCCGTTGTTTGGCTGGCAACCTTCGGTATTGTGATCCTGTAGAAATCTCCGGAATCATCCAGCAGCGGCCCAAGCAATCCGTTCCTGACACCAAGGTCAAGCACTTCAGCAATTGAAGCTTCAAATGCTGCGGCACCCGCGTCAGTGTATGGAATTTTAGGAGCATTCAGAAGTAGGTTGGCAATGTTTTCACTAATCCTGGCATCAAGCCAATCAATGCCACGTTGAATATCAATGAACCGTCCGCTTGCCATGGTGCCCTCATGGGTGTGACCGACACCGCCGAGTGTTGTGTATAGATTTGCATTCTTTCCTTTTGCTCTTGCCTCTTCGGTTGGATTTAATGCCGAAGTTGGGGCCGGTGCCTGACCTGTCAATCCGCCTTTGGCCTGAAATTTCCAAGTTTCGCTTCCTGGGTCACTTGGCAACATGTATCCGGCCCAAGCTGATTCAGGGAATATATAATTAGCAAAATAATCAACTGTATCAGGGCCGGCCTCATCTTCTGCGGTGGTGGAAACTGTGAATGTTCCGGTAGTCGGCACACTGGCGACCGTATTATTGCCGTCAATTGAAATACCACTCGAATTTGAGAAGGTAACTGGATCACCAACGACAAGCCCATGGCTTGCCTCAGTAATAGTTGCCACGCCACTTGCAATAACATATCCGGCGTCAGTTACATCAATTCCGCCTTGATGGTGCCACATGTAATAAGTCCGATCATAGGAAAACGCTTCAAGAATGCTGGCAATATCGGTATCAACAGCTGTCAAAACATCGGCATCTTCAGAACAAGCACCAAATATCTTGCCGTTTGCTTCAACCCATAAAGCAATCTCAGCTATATCATCAGACGCCCGGAAGGTTGAAAGCACATTGTAAAAATCGGCATCCTCAGCCAAGATGGCGGCCAAGGCTGAAGTCAAAGAAGCATCTCCGGCTTCACGGCGTCCGACCTTGATAAATGTCGGCTGACGTCTTTGATTAAATATAGCGTTTGCGGCTTTATAAACCTTCGTGGTATCAGCAAAATCAACCGCAACCCCTTGAATCGTTGTATAAATCCTGACCCGTTCCGGAAAAACAGTATCTTCAATTAAGGAAAAGATTAAAGGAGTGCCGAAACCTTCCCGGCTGACTCTGGTGTCAGCAACATTGACAGTTACTTCTACAACCTGATTGATTTCAGTCATGATTTTTATTCCTCAAGTTTTTTTTATGTGTCTGCATTAATGTCATAATCAACTGTTTCAATCCAGTTTCCGGATGTTTCACCATCATCAAAAGATTCACCACTATATGTGATAGTAACATCAGCCTGGGCCCGTCGTTCCCATCGTTCACCAAGCTGTTCATCAAGCCTGTTTATTGGTGTCTGTGTCAGTTGTCCAATTTTCGCGGCTCTAAAAAGATCTTTGACCGCTTCAGTGTCAAGTGTCAGCAATATGTTTTCAAGTACTTCATCAGCTTCAGTGTCATCAAGTGATTCTGACGGGTTGGTGTAGACTTCTAGCTGGACAACCATTTGCCTAGGCCCGGTGGTCAATCTTTGAATCTTCTGAGTGTCAACATCAAAAGAACTTCTTGACTCATCAATTCCGGTTTTTATTCCACGACTCAATATTATTATTCCGACATACGGCTTGGCCGGTCGGGTAATTTCTTGATTTAGAAAGATAACCTTGTCATCACCAAACCCGGTTGCAAGTTTGATCCATCCAATGATGGTTTGATAAATAAGGGCGCGGTCTGTTGTGACTATCAGTGTCATGGCAATGTGTCAGAAACCTTTGACCCTTGGGCCTGGTAGAATTCACCCTCTTCCCAAAAAATAGCAGATTTCAAACGGTATGAAATGCCACCTGTGGTGATCACATCATTGATTAAAATATCACTTGGTTCAACGGTCCAAACATTGCGCCAATCAATAGCATTCTGACCGGGCGGTAAATCCCTGATTTGCTTTGGGTTCAAAGGCTGAACATGCGCCTGAATGGTTGTGGTGGTAGGCGTGGGCTTATGCCCTTTTCCGTCAACAATAGTGGCAACACCTGGCCGTGATCTTTGAATAGGCTTTTGGCGCCTGATTATGACTGATTTGACTGACATGTTTTATTCCACCACAAAACGGATTGAATTTAACAACGTCCCTTGATCTATCAGCGGGTTATCCTCGCCTTTTTTCTTTCTGATAGTTGATGGTGCATTTGCCGGGCTTTTCAGAGTGACCATCTTTCGTTTTATATCCGATTCAACTTTCAAACCTACAATTTCAAGACCCGCAAAAACTTCAAGGTCACCATCTATAATCCTGCCATAAAGAGTTTCGACCAGTCTGTAATAATTATCTTCATTCTCGTCAAAGTTGCTTCTGATGTATGATCTGGCCGGAATTGTGATTTTATGTGGTTTTGTGAATCCTGCCACTTTACCGCCCCGGCTCAAAGACACAAACTTTGCCTTACCATCTTTGCCAATAATATATGGCGTTCCGCCAGGATGATTAATGGTTGCACCAAATTCATTGGCAGCGGCGATTACAAGAAGCGTCTGAGATTCATCTTCCTGAACACCAATTTTCACAACACTTGATTGCTGACGAAAGCGGCGTTTTAATGCCGCCCATCCGTGATCAACTTCTTTTGTTGTGACGGTTCCCTTGATCATTAGCCCGCATTTTCGTCAGGGTTAATCATGCTGCGGTTCTGGACCAAAACAGAGACGATCATATCATCAGCAGCGACGTCAATGGCTTCTATATCGTAAAACCTAAGTGTCCACCCTGGTAGCAATATTAACTCTGGAGGTATCTGGATTATTTCCTGGTCTTCAGCCTCACCATTAGTATTCGGCGAAATATGGTAATTGAAGGTATCGTCCTCCGCCTGATCATCACTGGCCAGAGATCTGAACACAAGCTTTGCAGCATCATCTAATATCTCAAGGACCATTTGTCGATCACCAACAGTCGATGTTGTGGTAAGAGTTATTTGCCCATAATACAATTTATATCTGCGTCCTGCCGGAACAAGAAAAGATTTATCACTTGAATTCAGAACCTCATCTAAAATATGTTTTGACGCCATGATCAAACCCTCTATTGTTTTTTTTAGACTGTAATAACCCTTGGAAGCACAACAAATTTACTCAACAAATCAAGATAATGAAGACCGTATTGCGTTGAACCATAAACCGTTTTTTGATTAAGATACGGCAATGTAAATGATTGAGTGATGCCACCAATTGATTCACTGGAAAGCGGGCCTTGGCCGCCAACGGCTTGAAATGCCAAGCTGAGAAGATGAGCCCCAAGATACCTTTGCATAATTTCGGTAGCATCACCAAAGCGCCCGGAAGGAACCAAAAAGGCCACATCATTCAAGGCCTGGACAACAGCTTTATCGCTGTCATGCAAACCTTGAATGTTGCTGTCATCCTGAGAAACAGCCTTGATATTATCAAGCGTTGTCAATGCGGCCATTGTTTTTAGTCTTCCTTTTTGGCAGCTTCTTCTTCGGCGGCGGTTTCGAGGGCGTCAATCTGACCTGTGATTGCCTTGACCAATGTGGCCCTGTTTTCCTTGCCTTTTTCAGCGGCAAGATAAACACCAAGGCTTTCAAGATCGGCTTCAGCCCTGACAATATCAATGCCGTTTTTGACATTAACCTTGGTTATATCGACCAGGCCGGTTTCATCAGTTTCTTCAGAACCCATTGCCGGCACTTCAGAAACAAGATCATTGTCAATCAAGAACAGAACACCGCCCTTGGTTTTTGACTTCTTGTTTTTATGCTCAATTTCAGCGGCATCAATAATCCGCTTCCACATTGCAGCATCAACAGTATTAACCCCTGGGTTAAGTCTTACAAGATCACGCGGACCAGCTGATACTGATTCCACGTTTTCGCCCTTGTAATTGATAAGGATGGTTTTTTTATCGCTCATCTTTGGTCACTCCTTTCTTTGTGGTTTGTGGCATTTTTTGCCAGTTTAACAACTTGAAAAAA